GTTTTGTTGTCTTATTAATAAACATTAACAGAAAGGTAAGCTATGTCAAAGCTACGTAAACCTTCCAAGGCTGTGAAGCGTTCCGTCGCGGATCCAAGTGACTCTTATAACTCGCTTAAGCCTCTCTGGAAACGAGCTAGATCCGTCCTTAACGGACAAAGCCATGCTAAAGCTCACGATGATGTTCTTGATAAGTATTCATTTAGCAATCTGCTACTACCGTTTTCCCCTTCCATGACGCAACCCCAGTATGAGTTCTTTCGTGCAGAAGCAGAACTACCCGGCCTAACAGCGCAGTACTGTAAGGTCCTCATTAGTGCGCTTCTACGCAAGAAATCACACCTAGCGTTTCCAGAAGAAATGCCAGAAGAAGTATACGACTGGATTGAGAAAGACTTTACACTAGATGGTCAGTCTCTTTTTAACTTTCTTGATGCTGCTATCTGGGAAGAACTACAGACTTCTCGTGCTTGGGTGTATGTTGACATGCCCTCTCTTTCAGACAAACAGTTAGAAGATATGTCCCCTGAGGAACGTGCAACTATTGCACCTTACCCTGTCATTCTTAAAGCTGAGAATGTAATCAACGTACAAACAAGTGTACACCCGATTACCCGTGTTAAAAGCACTACAAGGCTGGTAACGCGGTATATATCTGAGCGTTACAAGCTAGATAACCCTTGGCACCCTGATTATGTTGATACTGTTGTAGATCACTATGTTGATGAAACGGGTTACTTAGTTATTGACTACTACGAGAAGACAGATCTAACAGGTGAAGTTGAGGTGGTCAATGGCGATGTGACCCAAGACTATCGTGATATGCTGAGTGAACAAGACTTTGTCAAAACAAATACAGTATACCCTAAGAAGTTTGGTGTTCGCCTAAACCGAATCCCGGCTTGGCCCTTGAATGGGCAGATCGAGCCCGTAGAGCCTGTGCTTATGCCTCTCATCGACAGAGAGATAGCTCTCTACAACAAGATCTCCCGCCGTAACCACCTGCTATACGGGGCTGCAACCTACACACCTGTGGTACAGTCTGACATGGCTGACGAAGAGTTTGAAGATCTAGTTAACTCTGGCCTAGGCTCTTGGCTACGCGTCCGTAAAGACGAGTCTATCAGTGTCCTAGAAACCCCGACAGGTGCTTTGGCGGATATGGACCGTGCTATTGAAGCTACTGTTTCCGAGATGGCTAAGATGGGTATTCGGATGCTATCCCCTGAGCAAGCCGCCTCGGGTGTAGCTTTGGAGATTCGTAACGCTTCTCAAACAGCGCAGCTGGGTACTCTTAACGCCAAGATCTCAGGCACATTGCAAGAGGTTATCGCCTTCATGGTCAACTGGCGTTATGATACCGACTACACAGGTAACGATGTTGTCTTCCAGTTGTCCTCCGACTTCTCACCCATGGTGGGCGGCGAAGGTTCCATGAGGTTGATCAGTGAATGGTACTCTTCCGGGATTATCTCTCGGGATACTTTCATTAGTGTTGCTAAGTACAACGACTTCCTACCCATGGACTATGATGATGAAGAGGCGGTTCAGCAAATCCAGACTGACCCTCTAGTCAACCAAACACCCGACGACGAAGTCGAGGTAGAGTAAACTTTTAGGGGGCTCCTTCGGGGGCCTCCGCTCACCTAACCACTCAAAGGAGTGCTAGATGGCCACTATTAATGATAAGATTTATGATCGAATCGTCGAGCATATGACAGATGTAAGACTCTACGAGGAAGGTCAACAGATACAACAGCGTCGGATTATGCGGCGTCACCGTGAAAAACTACAGAAAGCACTCAAGAAGAATATTCGTGCTAATGTTGCCCCCGAAGTTAATCGCTTCGCTAAAGAATTAAATAGTTCCATAACCAACAGTGTTAAGGAATTCTCTACTTCCCAGTTAGATTTCCATAGTGATAATCTCTACAAAGAAGTCAGAAAGTTTTATGAAGTACGTCGCCCTCGGACACGGGAACTCCTTGCAGAGATTACCGGCCCCGGCATGAAAGGTGAACGTTCTTTATCGGGAAACATCCGGAATATTTCTGCGGGTGAGCTTGTTAGGATCCAGTCTAAAGTCAAGGCGGGACTAGCTAACAATAAAAGCCCCAATGAAATCATTTCAGATGTCATGAAAACTACTAAACTGACTGAGCATCAAGCCTCAACAGTTACTCGTACTGCGATTACCTCGACACAAAGTGCTGCTTTGGACAGAGTAATGCAGAACAACAAAGACATTATTAAAGGCTATATGTTTACAGCTATCCTCGATAGCCGTACTAGCCCGATTTGTTCACACCACAATGGTAAGGTTTATGATGCTGATGATAATCGGTATAGGCCCCCGCTACATTGGCGTTGTCGCTCTAGTATGATCCCTGTTCTGAAGAGCAAGGAAGAGCTAGCCTCTGCGGATTCTGCCAGACTCAAGAAGCGTGAAGTTGCCAAGCTAGACCCCTCTAAGGCGTCAGGGCTGCCACCCAAGCGTGAGGCTTTTGGTGATTGGCTTCGTCGTCAGAAAATGGATATACAATCTAAGCTACTAGGTGGCGAGGATCAAGCAAACCTGTTCCGAGAGGGCAAGTTAAAGGCTGATCAATATGTCACCCCAAAGGGTAAGGTTCTCTCCATCCAAGCCCTGCGTAGTCGTGCCTCCAAGGTTAACGAGATCTACCGCCCGCGGCAGGTTGTGAGGGATACTAAAATCCAGATACAGGCTAAGAACCCAAACTCTTTGCTCAGCAACCTAAAGCACCAAGATGAACTGCTACAATCAATCATCCTAGATGCTGACAACTACAACTCTACTTATGCTCTTACAGATTACAAGGGTACAAGCTTGGTAGGTAAACAGGCTTCTCGTCGTAGGATGGGCAACGAGTTTGACGAGCGTAACTTTGTTACAGACTCCTTCACCGGCGAGGTAAGGAGTAATCTTGTCTATAACCCTGATTACACGCTATATCAGGAACGCTTAGACTTTATGCGCAATGCCAAAGACCTTACCCGTGAGCAAAAAGACTTTATCTCCGGGTTTGTTACGAAGCTAGATGACAAAGTCTCTGTGAATCAACAAACAGTTATGGTAGAGAACCTTCGGGTTAACTTCCAACGTTTTAACAAGAACAAAGAGCCTTGGGCTGACTTGGCGGCAGTAGTAAACGCAGAAAACCGTTTCGCTGTACAGAACGTTTCTAGACTACTCGATGTTCGTTCCCGAGATCGTGCTAAGCTATTCGGGGGGTTTTCCTCTGCAGGAGATGCCCCAAGGGTGCAGATTATGGGTAGATACTATGATATTGATGATATTATCAAGAACCAAATAGAAAACCAAAGGTATGTAGATAACTGGCGGGCAAATGAAGGGGCTAAACTGGCCAAGAAAATTTACTTCTCAGGACGTGCCCCTATTAACGCATATACACAAAGCATTATCAGAAAGTATCCAACTCGGGAGAAGATTCTTGACAAAGTTGTGCCTTTCAGGAAAGAGTATAAGGCTTTTGTTAAAAGGTGGAACAGACCCCCTTCCGATAGTTGGATTACTCAGCAACTTTCCAAATTAAGAGAAGAGACCCGTAAAATAATTGATTTAGAGTTCATTTACGCAAAGAAGAAACCCACTTCCAAAGTCATGGACGATAAGGTATTACATACAATTACCAAGGCAATGAAATTAGTCGCCTCGGGCAAAGCCACTGATTACGACTCACTTGCTATCAATATTGGTAAAATGTTTCACGATGATCTTAAGGACCTAAACCCTTTCTCAACCAACACTTTAAAGGGATACCACAAAGAAGGCTCTACAATTCTAGATTTTATGAAACAACAGAACCTGATCCAAGTAAGTATGCGTGGGAAAACCCGTAGAGGCGTATGGGATGTGGATACAGGTCGGTCATCCGGCGGTTGGAGCGAAATTGTCTCCCGTGAGGTGAAGGTTATTGACAAGAAGCTTTTAAAGCTACAAGAAGCAGAGCTTAAGTCAACGTATGCTAGGCGCTTCGGTGTTGTTCAAGCCAAGGATCGTTTATACGTTAAGGCAGGTAACAAAGAGTTCTTTGACGCCCGGGGTAATAAAACAGGCATACCAATCATTTCTGCGGACAAGTACCCAGACTATGACCCTAAACAGATCGACCGTGAAATGTCGAACATGATGAACCATGTAACAAACGTGGAATACGGCGTAGATGATGAGTTCTTTGATTTTATGGACGGGTTAGCCCGTTTCCGTGACCCTCGTGGCAATGTTGATAAGTATGATTCTATTAACGAATTTCGTCATGAGATTATTAATCGTGGTGAAGCTGGTTATGGTCTAATGTCCACCGCTAAATACCATCGTATGAGGGGCAAACCCTTCCGCACTGATGTCTTCATCGACTCTCGTGGTCGTGTTTATCATCGTGGATACTTAACCCCTACTGGCGGTGAGCTTGTGAGGCCTTTCCTAAACTCGGCTAAAGCAGTTAACATCGACATAGATACCGTTAAAGAGCTTAAAGTACAGCTTGGGGCGCTTCTTGGTCCTGCTACAGAGGCTTTGACTCAGAATGGTCGTATTGATATCTTCAATAGGAACCAGTCCAAGTTACTAGAGATAGGTCGTCTACTGCAAGCAAAGACCCAGAAAGATCGTCGTATACGGGAGTTCCTAGAACACCCTCTTATTCGAGAACTAGAAGGTCCAGAGGTAGGTAAGATGGCTCGGCTTGCGCTAGAGTATACTCGCATCTATGACCATGTTGATGGTAACTTCGATAACGTTAAACTGTTGAAGACCTACAAGACAAAGCTTATGATTGAAAATGACGCATCCTCTAGTGGTGCCCAGATCATTAGTTTGTCAACAGGTGATAGGTCTATTGCTGAAGCTTCTAATGTGGTCGCGACTACTAAGAAGAATCGCCTTTATGACCTTGTTGCTCAGGATACAGTAAACGACCCTGAGTTCCTAAAGATACCTGCTCTACGTAACGCTGGCCTGACTTGGTCAGATCTTGCTAAAGGTGCTAAAGCACAGAACATGGTTACCTTCTATGGTGCCGGAAATTCTACTAAGACAGCTAACGTTGCGGGAAAGCTCGCGGGAATCCTTGAGAAAAAGGGTTACACCGCAATTACAAAAGATAACCTCAATACTATTCTAAGAACTGTTGATACTAAGATCAAAGTCGCAGATAAGCTTAACGCCACATCTGTTGTATCTGAGTTGAAAGCATTCCGTGCAGAACTTATTGAAATGGTGAATAACAATGCCCCTGTTGGGCGCAGTATTCTTACTCAGGCGAGGGAGCTCCACCCCGATGTAGAAGACTTCGTAATGAAGCTGACTAATACCCGTGCTGGTCTGGTTGGCCCAAAGGACTTTGAAGAAATATCAAGGATCATGTCAAAACACCTCTCTGCTCGCGCCCCTGTTACAGATCAGTTTATTAACTTCTGGAAGCAAGCAGCAAAGACGTATGTCAAAGAGACAAGCGAGGTAGACATTCCTTGGGTAACGTTCGATGGCAAGGTCATGATGCAAAGGTATCGTGGCAAGTCCCAAGAACGGATAGAGTTTACTGACCCAGTTACTGGGCGTAAAATTGCAAACATCTATGAAGGTACTGTTGAAGACGGAAAACTCCGTGGTAAACATGCTTATGCCGATGCTTCTATCGGGTTAGGTGTTAACGGAAACCACAGTAATGACGCTGTGATTGTAAGAAGGTTCCACTTGTGGGGCCGTAAGAATGGTATCGGTACTGGCACCATCCACGATGCTTTTTTCACAAACATTGCTGATGCGCAACGTTCAAAAGATGCCCTAAGAACCATCTATGCAGATGCTCTAGAGGGTGATACGATCCGGAAGACTCTCGACGCTTGGCGTAAACGGGGTCTTTCTAAATCAGCATACGATATACTGATTGCTGATGCAAAACGAAGGGGTCTTATTGACCCTCCAAACAAACTGACCCGTGCCGATATTCTTGCTCCAATTAAGCAAGGATACGACTGGTACGGAATTGGACCATAAGGTATTTGTAATAGCCTATTGGACTAAACTATTAATCAGGTCTGTGACCTAAATGTATATATAATTATCATAACTTCAGTCTGTGACTGAGAAGGAAAATCCATGAGTGAAAATCTAGAGAATCAAGTCGAAGAGTCCACCGAAACAGATGAGGCAGAAGCCCCGATTGTAGAGGAAGCTGCAAATGAAAAAGAGGCAGCAGGCTCAACCGAGGGAGATATCGAATCTATTATTGAAGAGCGTCTTGCTAAGATGAAGGCCAATATGGATCGTATGTCCAAGGAGCGTGATGACGCCCTGAAAGCTAAAGTTGAAATTGAAAAAGCCAAGAAAGAATCAGAGATTGCCCGAATGAAAGAAGACGGCAAGATTCAGGAAGCTTTGGAGATGGAACTTGCTGAGGCTCGGACAAAACTTGAACTATACCAAAGTGACATCACGTCTCTACGCCGCGACGGTGTGGTGAATGATGCCCTCGCAGGTCTAGACTTCCGCAGCGATAAGTCCCGTGAAATGGCCCGCCGTGAGATTGTAGACAGCTTGGTACAAAGTGAAGATGGGTCTTGGGTTCATAGCTCCGGCACCTCTATTAAAGAATTCGTGGACGCTTACTCAAAAAGTGACGATAACTCCTTCCTGTTCCGTGTTAAATCTAACACAGGCGCAGGGACAAGCACTCCCGCTGGTGCTTCAACCACCGATACTAAGAAAAGTATTGGTGAAATGTCAACACAGGAAATCCTAGCACTTGCCGCAAAAGGGCAGCTAGGTAAATTCAACGTATAAAACCTGAATAGGAATTAAGAAAATGGCTATTACAAACACCGACTTCCAGAATATTGCTCTTGCAATCTCCGCTTACTCTGATGAAGCTTACACAACCGCCAAGAAGCTAAACGGCACTGGCATTGTTTCTGCTAACCAGAACATCGACGCTACTGGTGAATCCTTCATCGGCCAGTTCCGCTGGTACAAGCCGCTTTCCGCAACCGTAAACGTTGCCTCACTAGCTACTGCTACTGATGGTACTTACACACCAGTAACCACAGACTACGCCAACTTCATCAAGACCCTCCGTACCTTCGGTGCTGAGCAGGTTAACATGCAGGAGGTTGTCTCCAAGCAGGACGGTCTAGCTAAGATCGCCCGTGACTTCGCCGAAGTACGCGCACAAGACGAGCATGACGCTCTGCTTTCCGTTCTTAAAGGTGTTGCACACTACGAAGTTGCCCTTGGCGACCTCGGCGGCACTGGTAACGGCGGTATCATCGACTTTGATACTGATGCAGATGCTGCTGCAACTGGTTTCTTTGTAGACGTTAACGCTCTCGGCCTTCACGGCGCTGCTGCAACTGGTGCTGGCGATGCACGTAAGCTTTTCGACTCCACCGCTATTGGTGCTGCTCGTGGCGAACGTTTGTTCCGCTCCATCGGTGCTGCTTTCAAGGACCATGAGCCTGACTTCATGTACTTGGTTACTTCCCCAGAAGTTCTCGCAGAAATGCGTGCTGCTAACTTGGTTGACGACACATCTGTTACAGATGGCAACCTTGAGTTTGCAACAATCTTCGGTGGTAAGTTCCGCATCGTTCTATCCCGTGCAAACCAGATGATTGCTGGTACTGCTCTTAATGACCTGAACGCTCAGTCCACAAAGAGCACTTTCGTAATCAAGCCGGGCTCCGTAGCTGCTGCTTCTCTCGGCCTCCCAACTCCTGTTGAAGTTGACCGTAACGCTGCTTCCTACACAGGTGGCGGTTCCACTAACGTTTGGTATCGTTGGGGCTACGTCATGCACCCAATGGGTTACGACTGGGCAGGCTCCACTTCTGCTTTCGCAACAAACACCAACTTTGGTACAGGTGCTTCTTGGGCTCGTAAGATGGACTCTCTGAACCTTGGCGTTCTGCCTATCTTCCACGCTTAATTGATTAGGAGGGACTAATGGCACTAGTTCTTAATACAAACAGCTATGTGACTGCCGTAGAAGCTGATACATACTTTGACACTCGTATTGATAGTGCTAATTGGTTTGCCGCTGCTATCGAAATCCAGGAACAAGCATTGGTTACGGCTACACAGTTAGTTGATGACCATGCTTGGATTGGTTCTGCTATTAGTTCCACCCAAGCTTTAGCATGGCCTCGTTCTTCTGCAATCTATTTTGATGACCGTCTAGGTACTCAGATCTCGGTTGCAGAAGACGAGATTCCTTCCCGAGTCAAGGTTTCGGTTTACGAACAAGCACTTCATCTCATTAATAATGAAGACTTGCTGGCAGGTACAACTCAAACCTTCGAGAGTATTTCTGTAGGCTCTATTAGCTTAACAGACTCCAACGGCGATGTTAACCGCACCTCTATTAAGCCTTCTGTTGTTATGAAATCTATTCGTCCGCTAATCCGTAAGGGTTCCGGAGGGGTTGGGGCAACTTGGTGGAGGGCTAATTAATGTCACTCAGAACCAGAGTCAAGGCCGCTGTGAATAAAGCATTTGCAGCGGTTGATGATTTGGTGGTGGTTGCAACACTTTCAACCAAGAGCGTCTCTAGTTACGACTTCGCTACTCGCGGGGTTGTAGCAACAACAGGGACACAGCAGGTTGAGGTTATCATAATCTCTACCCAACGCCCTTCAGGCGAGGGTTTCTCTACTACCGCAATTATGAAACATGGCCCCGATCTTAGTGCTTACGACACTCTGACCGTGGGTGCAACTATCTACAATATCGTTGATTATACTGATGACGAGTTTACGATCTCTGCAAGTATTGTGAGGGAGAAATAAATGTTTGACTCAGTACTAGCAGACGTTGATGGTGTATTTGCGGGAGATAGTTGGACGGCGAATGGTATCCTTACCGTTCCTGACAACTACCAAGGTACTCTCGGGCCCAACATTCGAGAATATCTTGTTGTTTCGACATTGCCCATTAGCGGTAGTCCTTATGACTATGATAAAAAGAAACTACTATCAGGTTTGATTGCTATTAAAATCTTCTCAGCAGCGGGCGAAGGCCAAGGTCGAGTTATGGCCATTGCGGATTTACTTAACGTAGAGCTAGAAGATAAAACCTTAACAAATAAAACTCAACTTGGGAAGTCCTATCTACAGATAGAGGGGTTAGACCCAGCGAATAAGTCACTATACAGTGCATCTTATTTCATACCATTTACATCATACGGAGAATAACAAATGGCTCATATTTCATCACTAGGTTCAGGTATCTATTCCTACCTAGACATTTACACAGGTACGCTTGGTACTTACACAAACGCGACAGAGTGCGCGGCAGAGTTTGTTGGTGCCGTTCCCGGTACTGCGGACGCAGACCATGTTCGAATGCCGTCTGTTCGGGAATTCCCAGCAGTCGGTACCCCCGCAAACATTGTTAACGTTCCAGTATACGGCCAAGCAACCTCTTCACAGGTTCAAGGTCAGGCCGACGCGCCAAGCCTAGAAATTACAGTTAACTATATTGCAGAAGACATGCAAGCAATCCACGCGCTAGTTGACGGTCAAGAGAAGCTTTTCCGTTTCATGATGGCCGGTGCTGCGGTAACTCAAGATCAGGGTGCAGCTGCAACGCTCGCAACTGAAAACACAGAGTTTTACTTCGTTGGTAAGGTTGAAGCTGTTTTGGTGACACCATCACTTTCAGACTCAATCTCAGCAACTGTTACTCTTTCTGCTCAGTCAGACTTCTTTGGTCCGGCTACTCTCGCTGCGGCGTAACAAAATGGAGGGGCTCTTCTTGGGCTCCTCCACCCAACAACAGGTATAGTATTATATGATGATGGATAAACCCTTCAGTAAGGCGTTTGTTATGCGCACTACCCTTCGGCATATGCGCCGTAGTGTGGATATTAGTATTGGCAAGTCATTCGAGCGTTTTAAGGATTTTGATCAAGACTCAGAAACAGGCCGAGAGATTATGGAGACACTTTCTGTCTTACATACTCTGCGCAAGATGCTAGACGACTTCCAATTAAACAACCCAGATCTATTCTCAGAAAAAGATAAACTCAATTAAGGAACAAACTATGAAACATCTCGTAGGTAAATCACAAACTAAAAAAGTCCCATTCTTGGGCGATGAAGTAGAAATCCGTAAACTTTCCATCGATGAAGTCTTCAAAATGCAGGATATGATTCAGGCAGGCGCTGAAGCAGATGACCAGTTAGAAGTTCTTTACGGTGTCCTTCGTCTCGCTGTTATCGGTGCAGAAGAAATGACCGAAGATGATTTTAGATCCTTCCCACCCGCAGACCTAAATGAGCTATCAGAAGAAATTCTAAGCTATTGTGGTATTGGTGCGAAGGCCAAAGACTCGGGAAACTAACAAGCCAAGAAGAAACTCTATATGAGATTGCTTTTCGTCTTGGCATACCCGTTTACAAAATGCTAGAAGAGATGCCTTACGAAGAACTCTTGGGTTGGACGGCTTACTTTCAGTCGAGACCTCCGGGCTGGCAGGAAGACCAAAGAACCTACCTGCTTATGAAAGCCGCCGGGTTTAAAGGAAAGGGAAGTGACATCTTCCCGACACTCCGCTTGATGGAGCAAACCCGTAGTGCTAAAGCAGACGCGGGCCACGCACTCCCCAAGGGTAAATTCCTTAACAAGATGTTAGAGGCTGTTGGGGGTGATGAATCTGGTTGGAAACCTAGCTGGAGTTAGAGTATGGCTAAAATAAATGTTAGATTGGATGTGATAAACTTCCAAGAAGAAATGAGACGAGTAGAGGAAGAACTCCTAGAACTCGCAGACGACGAGATTGAGACCTTAGCAGAGTTTGCCACTAAGACCTTGAGAATAGTCACCCCTGTAGATACGGGGGAGGCTCGCTCAGGCTGGTATCTTAAGAAGGGTCTGGATGGTCTATTTATTATCAACGATGTTGAACACATCATCCACCTCAACAACGGCCATAGTAAACAAGCACCTAGATACTTTATAGAACAGACGTTGTCTACTGTCGGTATCCTTACCCCAAACTAAAATACTTATAGCCCTCTGATGGCACTCCATTATTCGGAGTCGTGCTGTTAGGGGGCTTTTTTTATTTATTCAGGAGGTAAAATGCGTAAAGGTGTAGAGATTAGGGTTCGCGCTAATGCGACCCAAGCTAAAAGAGAATTACAGTCTTTAGAGAAAAGTGTAGCAGGTATTGAGAAAACCGCTAACCGAGTATCCAAGGCTTTCCGAAACCTTGCTATCGGAATTACTGGGGTTTTTGCAGCCACAGGTGCTACGGGCTCTATTGTTCGTGCCACAGATAGCTTAACAAACTTAGAGAACCAAGTTGCACTTGTGACTGGGCGTGGGAAAGAACTACAGGGTACGTTAAAAGACCTATATGGTATTGCTGCTCGTTCCCGTATGCCAGTGTCTTCTACGGCCACCACCTATAACCGCTTTGGCCTTGCGCTTGAGGGTACGGGCAAGTCAGCTTCACAACTACTAATTGCTACGGAAGCAGTATCACAAGCAGCAGTTATCTCAGGTGCCACTGCCGAGAGCGCCAATGCAGCAATCATCCAGTTGGGCCAAGGTCTTGCCTCCGGGGAACTTCGTGGTGAAGAACTAAACTCAGTACTAGAGCAAACACCTCGACTCGCTCGGGCAATTGCTGCTGGTATGGGGGTTCCTTTTGGTGAGCTACGTGCCCTTGCAAAAGATGGCCAGCTAGACGCAGAGACTGTTTTTGCAGCGATTATTGATCAGGCTGATGCGCTAAATGAAGAATTCAAAACCATTGAGGCTACAACCTCTGGGCTAGTATCAGTAATGAAAGACGAGCTTACTCGGGCCTTAGGTGCTATTGATAACGAATTCGGGTTTAGTGATGCACTTAGGAGAAAAATTATTTTAGCAACAGGGGCTCTTCGGGGTTTCGCAGACAATCTTGGTATTGTTGTTGGGCAGGCAAAG